AAACTGAAAAACCTGTTTTAATTGATGAGAGAGGTTTTACTCGTCAGGATTTATCAGATTTGTCTGGTCTTGGAACAACATTAGTTGGTGGTGTAAGCGGTGCGCTAATAGGTCAAGCTGCTATTCCAGTTCCAATCTTAGGTGCTGTTATAGGTGCCACGATTGGTGGTGGTGCAGGTAAAGCTGCTGAAGAAGGAATCGAAGCTTTCCAAGGAGTTCAAGCACAAACTGGATCTGAAATAACTAGAGATATAATTAAAGAGGGATTAATATCTGGTGCTGGTGAGGGAATATTTGGTATAGCTGGGAGAGTGTTTAAACTTGCTTCTGGAACAAGTCGAGTTGGTAAAGGAGTTCCTGAAGAAAGAGTTAAGGATATTTTAACAGCAGATGACAAAGGTTATATGCTTTCTTTAGGCACTATAGGTGCGCCATCTTTAGCTGCTAGACAACAAGCAATCGCTGAAAAAGCACTTGGTACTTCTAAACGCCTTCGTAATAACCATGCAAAAATTATGGAAGATTTAAAGTGGTTGCGTGGCGCTGATGGTGAAGTAGATGTTCAAGGTGCAGCAGACGCTCTTACATCTGCTGCTAAGATAGGGGATACTAAATTATCTTCCGCTTCCAGAGTTCAAGAAAAGAAACTTTTAACTCACATGGAAGACATAGCGAATAATCTTGGTCGCGCTGCTGATCAAGATGTAGCTATAACAGATGATTTGTTTGCAGCCTTTCAACAATCCTACAAAGCATTCGATGATTTGGTTGAGACTCAATTTTTAAAAATTAACAACGCCATTGATGACACTGTTGGAGATGCAGCAATATTTAATACTGGAACTATTTCTAAGGATGCGCTTCAAATGTCGAAGCGTTTTGACAATGCTCAAGTTGGAACAAACCCACATAAAGCTGGCTTGGTTTTAAAAGAAATTGCACAGCTAGGGAAGAAAGCTTCTTTTGGTCAGTTGTATTACGCTCGTAAAAGTTTGCGTGACACAGGAATGTTTAACATAACATCTGATACAATCGGTGGTGTCGTAGATGACTTTTTACCTCAAATAGATAATTTACTTAACATTAATAGCATAGACGAGTTTGTTGCTCCTTTGCTTAAAGGTCCTAAAAATGCAGCAAGTCTAAAATTAATTAGAGAAGCATCTGAAGATCTTGATAAAGCTCGTAGTTTTTACAAAAGAGGTAATAAAAAATTTGAAAGTGTAAACAGCGCTATAAGTAAAAAATCTTTAATAAACGCTGTTCGAAATGATGCAGAGATAAACCCTCAACAAGTCATGAGATCGCTTATTCGCAAGAATAACCCAAAGTTATTGCAAGACGCAGAAAAAACTATAGATGAATTTAAAGGTGCAGGATCGTTTGCACCCTTGAAAGAGCGTTTGGCATCTGAATGGCTAAGAGACACATTAAGTAAATCTACAAATACCAAAACTGGTAGTTTTTCAGGTTACAAGTTTAAACAAAAATTAGACGAAATAGGCTCAACTGCGGATGAACTTTTTGGCACTAACGTAAAAGAAGTTAAAAAACTAGCCGAACAATTAAACGCTTTATCTCTAAGAAACATCGACCAAAAGGTTATTGAAGATTTTGCGGCGGCTGGTGCTGATGATACAGGTATAAATTTATTGCGAAATTTAGCAAAAGCGCAAGACGATCAAGCTAAATTTAACAGAAACAGAATAAATAAAAAACTAGCTAGTGGAGATTTGACTGCTACAGAAGCCGCTGAGTTTATTGCTGATGGCTCTATGCGTGCAGAAGACATAACATCACTAAGAAAGTTTTTTGAAAATGATGCAGACGCAATAGGTAAAATTCAAACCTATTACATGGATAATTTAATAGGAGATTTTGAAAAGAATTTCTTAACTGATAAAACTCAATTTGCTAAATTTGGTGATAGGCTTTTAAAAAATAAAGCAAAAATACAAGTCATCTATGGCAAAGAGATGGCTGCTGAAATGGATGACTTTGGCAAAATAATGAAGTTGTTAGGGGAGTCTACAAGCGGCGGTGATCTTGTAGCCGCAAACATAGCTGCAAGTCCTTTAGAAAACTTAGGCACTATTGCTAAACTTAGCATTATAGGCCAATTGTTTTCATCCCCTAGATTTTACAAAGCATTTACTAATAAATACAAAAAACTTTCTAGCGGTGAAAATGTTAAAACTAGAGGCCAAATAGCTGGAGAGTTATTAAAGGATAGTCTATCGTCATTAATTGCTCAGGGTTCTTTACAAAGTTTTGATGAAGCCGCCACATCAGCGGTAGATCAAGCAACAACTTTAATAGATGAGTTTGATAAAACCAAAGCCTCAAACCCAAAGCCTGTAAGCTCAAATCAAACTAACATTCCAATTCCAGAAGTATCTCCAGTATTTGACACTTCACAAAATCAATCCGCATCACTACAACCGCCAACCTCAGTTAGAAAACGCGCACAAGATGACCCACAACTAGCCTCTATACTTTTGGGTGGGTTGGGTAACTCAGCCTTCCTCTAGTCTTCTAAGACAGATGTCAGGCCACCAATGCCAACTGAGGTGGGAGTTATGTATGTTTGCTTGGGCTTGACACGAACTTTAATGTCCTCATATGTTTCATCTATCATACGAGCAAGCTGACGGCCAATAGCACGATCTTCGTGTTCAGCTATAACAATCAGCTTATCATAGGCTTCTATAGAAACACCTACGGACTTATATTTTCCGGGGTTTGGCATGGAGATTCCTTCCCATAAATGACTTTCCCTAATGTATATAATCCCAAGCGGCGTGGGTCAAGACCCAAATACGGAAATAAAAAAACAACCGTTAACGGAATTAAGTTTGATTCTAAATGGGAGAGCCAGCGTTACTTATATCTCAAGTCTCTCGAACGCGCTGGGGTAGTCACAGACCTTGAGCTACAAGTCCGGTTCAACCTGATGGTTAACGATCAAAAGATATGTGCTTACGTTGCTGACTTCTGTTATAACAGGGAAGACAAGGATGGCGTGTGGCATTATATTGTTGACGATGCCAAGGGTGTTGAGACGCCTGAGTTTAAGCTGAAGAAGAAGTTGATGAAGGCTTGTCTGGGAATTGATATTCTGTTGTCGAAAAAAACTGCTTGACACTACCCCACACTGTATGCTTTTAAGTGGGACTCTAGTAGCAAGCAGAAAGGAAACGACATGGAAAGTCGTGATTTATTTGAAGTTAGAAAAGTTCTAAAAGCATCTATGGCTGATCTCAAGGATCAGTTAAAAGAAGTAGAAGAGAAGCTCTCATCTACATATCTACCAAAAGCCAAAGAGTTACTTGGTTATAATGGTGAAGACTTTGGTACCGTAAATATCTCTCATGGCAACGACATAATCAAAGCAGTTGTCTCCAAGAAAGTAACATGGGACCAAGAGCTTCTTCGTGAGGCTTTGTCTAAACTGTCTGAGGAGGACGCAAGGCATTACGGCAAGCTTACCTTTGCTGTTGAGGAACGTAAGTTCACAGCCGCACCTCCTGCAATAAAGCGGATATTAGAAGATTGCCGCACCACAGAAGTTGGTAGCTTCAAAGTAGAATTGGATTCATAAAATGGCACTACAAATTATAACAGCAGATGAGCGTATCGCTGAAAAGAAAGGCCACAAGATTGTAGTCTGTGGCGCAAGCGGTGTGGGTAAAACCACACTTGCTCGCACTCTTAATCCATCAACAACTTTGTTCATGGACTTGGAAGCAGGGGATACAGCTATTGAGGGACATCCTATTGATGTCGTTCGTCCTCGTACATGGGCAGAGTGTCGTGACCTTGCTTGCTTCTTAGGTGGAGCAAACCCATCGTTGGCAGAAGATCAGCCATATAGCGAATCACATTATAATTATGTGGCGCAGATGTATGGGGACAACTCAGACCTATGGCAGAAGTATGATACATTGTTTGTGGACTCAATCACCGTGGCAGGCCGTTTGTGCTTCCAGTGGTGCTTACAGCAGCCAGAGGTTCGTTCTGATCGCTCTGGTAAGCTAGACACTCGTGCAGCGTATGGTTTGCATGGTCGTGAGATGATGTCATGGCTAACCCACATTCAACACATCCGTTCTAAGAACGTAATCTTTGTTGGAATTCTTGACGAGATTACTGATGA